AGAATATAGTATTGTCTGGTGGGTATGGGTTGAACTGTGTTGCAAACTACTGGTATCTTGAGCAGTTAAAAGATGAGGGCATCAATTTATTTGTAGAACCAGTTAGTAATGATGCTGGTACTGCTATTGGAGCAGCATTATATATTTACTATAAAACATTACAACCATTTCAAGTTGAAGATGCACTTAAACCTCAGATAAACACATTATATCTTGGTCCTCAATATAATTATTCTTTAGATGATATTATAGAGGTTAGTGATAAGTATGATGGCATTGTTAATTATGCTAATCATGAAGATATAATTAAGTTGATTACCTCTGAAAATATTGTAGCAATGTTCCAAGGTAAGTCGGAGTCTGGTCCTCGTGCTCTTGGTAATCGTTCTATATTATATGATCCTCGTGATCCCGAAGGTAAAGACTTTGTTAATACTGTTAAGCATCGTGAATACTTTAGACCATTTGCAGGTACTATTCTAAAGGAACATGTACATGATTGGTTTGACCTTCGTGGTATGGATGAGACTCCATTTATGATGTATGCTGTTGAGTGTAAACCAGGTGTTGAAGAAAAGATTCCTGCTATTATTCATGTAGATAATACATGTAGAATTCAAACTGTAACAGAAGAACAAAATAAAAATTATCATGAATTAATTAGTGAGTTTTATAAACAAACTGGTTGTCCTATCCTGTTCAATACTTCTTTCAATTTAGGTGGTGAACCTTTAGTTGAAACATTAGAAGATGCTGTTAAAACCATTGCCAATAGTGACATTGAATATCTTTACTTACCTGAGTATGGTAAACTAATTACTATTAAGAATGACAAATAATGTAATGGTCATTGATGATTTTATTGATTTAGAATACCAAGAAAAAATTAAAACTATTCTATTTGGTGAGGAAAGACCTGACATGGAACAGTTTCCTTGGTATTATCTCGACGATGTTACAGCATCTGGTGATAGTGATAGTCAGCATAGACCAGGACTTTCTCATGTATATGTTGACTTACCTTATGAAGATGAAAGAGATTTAAAAACTGGAACTATCAACTCTAATGTTTTAGGAGGACATATAATAAGTGAATACCATGAATTATTTGTTCCTTTACTTGAAACAGTTGTTCGTAAACTTGGATTAAATCAGGCAACAGTTCTTCAAGGTCGTTCTTTTTTACAATTTCCAATAAACACAGATGGAACTATTGACAAACCACACATAGATATTCATGGTAATAACAAATTTGTAGTTGCACTTTACTATGTTTGTGATAGTGATGGCGATACAGTTATATACAATGAACAAATAAAATCAGAAAAATATACCATCAATCAAAGAGTCACACCAAAACAAGGTAGAATAGTTATATTTGATGGTCATCTCTACCACACAGCAGAGCAACCTACAAAGAGTAATACTAGATGTATTGTCAATTATAATCTAGGACTATGAGTAAAACATTTATACATGAAAAAAAGTGGGTCAAAGTTTTTGTTAATGGAACCTTTGATCTCTTACATCCTGGTCATATAGCACTACTAAACCATGCTAAATCTCTAGGAGATTATGTTGTTGTTGGTATTGATACTGATGACAGAGTGAAAGAAAAAAAGGGAAGTAATCGTCCGATATATAATCAGGAAGACAGAGGATTAATGCTCATTGCTTTGTCAGCAGTTGATGAAGTAAGTTACTTTAGTAGTGATGAATCTCTTGAAGCATTGATAAAAGATGTCAGACCTGATATAATGATGGTTGGTTCCGATTGGAAAGGTAAGTCAGTCATTGGTAAACACAGTGCTGGCAAATTAATATTCTTTGATAGGATTGAAAAGTATGCGACTAGCAAGACAATACAATGTATTATTGATAGGGGATAGTTGCACCGATGAATGGGTGTACGGATCTTGTGATCGTTTAAGTCCAGAGGGACCTATCCCTGTCATGAAATATCAGGAGAAGCAAAGTGCACCTGGTATGGCAGCAAATGTCAATGAAAATTTAAAATCTCTTGGTATTAATGTAAATTTCATAACAAACAAAGAAAAGATAACAAAGACTAGGTATGTAGATCAGAAATCTAATCAACAGATCATGCGTCTTGATACTGAACCAGATGTAACACAAATACAACAACATCAAATTATGATCGCAGCAATGCATCAACAATATGATGCCATAGTTGTATCAGATTACAATAAAGGATTTGTTAACCTTGATTTGATTCATGATTTAGCAAGGAAGAATCCAAATATAAAAGTTTTTATTGATACTAAGTCAACTACACCTCCAAGAAGAGGAAATATAGTATACAAAATTAATCAGAAAGAATTTGAAGCATTACGATCTGATCATATTCCTAACTCTAGTAATTGTATAGTTACTATGGGTGCTAATGGTGCTCTATGGAACAAGAAACAATTCCCAGTACCTATTGTTAGAACATTTGATGTGACTGGTGCAGGTGATACATTTTTAGCAGCATTAGTCTTCTATTATATACAATTAGATTCTATGGATGAGTCTATTGCTTTTGCTAATAAGGCAGCAGCAATAGCAGTTGAGAATCCTGGTACATACACACTAACAATGGAGGATGTTGATGAGATATTGCGTTGATATTGATAGTACTATATGTACGCCTGGTTCATGTGGAAATTGTAGGTATGAGGGTTCTACACCTATGCAAAGTAGAATAGATAAACTTAATAATTTGTATGATGAGGGTCACTATATAATATACTTTACTGCTCGTGCTATGGGAAGGTCTAGTGCTTTACCATATGATGAGGCAAAGAAAAAGGCAGAAGATCTATTCAAACCTCTTACTGAAGCACAATTAAAGATGTGGGGATGTAAGTATCATGAATTGATTATGGGTAAACCACATGCTGACATCTTTATAGATGATAAAGCAATGAATAGTGAGGATTATTTTGAAGGAAACTAAACCAAAATTTGTACCAAAAGGATGGGGTTGGGAGAAATGGATTGCCAACTCACCTGAGTATTGTGGAAAGTTACTGTTTATTAAGAAGAACCACAGATGCTCATGGCATTATCATATACTGAAGGATGAGACTTTTTATTTACAGTCGGGTAAGATTCATTTATTCTATGGTAAGACGGATAATTTAGAGGATGCGAAGACAATGATATTAGAACCAGGTGATAGTTTCCATTGTTGTAGAGAGACTAGACATCAGATGGTAGCAATAGAAGACGCAGAACTATTTGAATTTTCTACACAACATTTTGACTCCGATTCAAACAGAGTTATACCTGGAGATACTCTTTAACTGTTTTAAATTTGTAATCTTTTAACCATTTCATGTCAGCTATGGTATAATATTGATACTTACCCTTAAGAGGAGGCGGAAATGGTATTTGAGTCGATTGGCACCCAGTTTTTAGTGAAACTAATTGAGCTACAGTGCCAATTGCTGTTGGCGACCCTGTGCCAAGATCGTATATGCCCGAACCTGCAGTGTTCGATAACACAACATTTACAAGATCCCCAACCCACACATAATCACGATGTATCTGATCGCTCCCCTCAAAGGGATGCACCTGACCTGTGGCAGACTGCCACTGAAACTGAGAGACCAAACTTGCCATAGTTCCTTTATGGTATTCACCTGATCCATATACATTAAAGTATCTGAACCCTTGAATATGTACGAACCTTTCAATGTTATCTAAGACCCAGTAATCTACTGTTGCTTTAGATAATGCGTAGTAATTCAAGGGATTTATAATGCCTTGTTGATTACCGTAGACAGATGCTGAACTGGCATACTTAACAGGGATACCATGCTCAATTGCCTTCTCAAATAATTTAATACTATAATCAATATTATATTTGTGTATCATCCCAAGGTCTTTGTTGGTCGTAGAGGACAAAGCACCCTGATGGATGATCATATCAACCTCATCCCATCTATTAAATTTCTCTATAAATTCTTCGCAATTATCTAAATCTATTTCAAGGACATTTTCGAGTGACCTTACAAAGTGTTTTCCGATAAAACCACCAGCACCAGTTACGATATTCATTACGATAATCTTTCTAGTATATATTATAGCACACCTAAATACTAAAAAAGTGTATTCTGTTGCGTGAGACATGGCTTTAAAACGATATACATTATCTGTTACCAGTGCTGATTATTGGGATAAGATTCATGGTGCTCTCACCGTAGACTCTAACGAGGATGGAATTCCTGATAGAAAGATTACCTGTACTGATGAAAAAAAAGGTAGTCCTACTCGTGGAACCTATGAGTTGACGGATGAAGAGGCTGCTGAGATTGGAAGACATTCATATGTTAATTGGATTGAGCTATCTTTAAAAGATAACCCAGACTCATTCCCAAAACCAGAACTTGCCATGCCACAAAGGTGGGATGCTGATGTTAAAGCGTATCGTGATCTAGATTCACCTAACAATCCACCTACTACAGTAGGAGCATTGACTAGTGCAGAAGAAAATAGAACTAACTGGGCTGTTCCTAGAGTAGGTGTACAAACTGCAGGAGAAATATATGGTTCTAATGTTGGTAACCTTGCTGCGATCACTACTAATACTAATTACACATACGATGGTAGAAATGTAGACTTAGTTATACATGACTCTGGTGTTCTAAGATCTCACCCTGAGTTTCTTAATGATGATGGTACAAGTAGAGTAAATGATATCGTTCTTGATGGTCCTTATCTTATTGACCCAGACTGGTTTAATACTTACGGTTATGTTTATACAAGAGAGGATGGAAGCACTGGTATTTCTACTGCAAACGCAATTGCATGGTGGGAAGATAACAACGCAAGATCTACTTCTAAAGGACTTTTACCTACAATTAATATCCCTTCAAACTATACATGTGATAGAGCAGTTGGTGTAGGTACTACTGGTGGTAACAATCTTACTAGTGGTCACGGTACAGCATGTGCTGGTATGGCTGCTGGAAAGAACATGGGTATGGCATTCAAGGCAAACATATGGAACATGCCAGCGATCAGTGATAATGTTGGTATGGATATTGAAACATCCTATGACCTTATTAAGTTTTTCCATCAACATAAACCAGTAAACACTATTCTTGGAGTAAAACTTCCGACTGTTGTTAATGGTTCATGGGGTTATCAAGCTGCTACTAGTAACAGTGCTACTTTATCTTGGAAGTTTAAGAACAATACTGGTAGTATTACTATGCCAGTTAATAGTAGTTCAGATCCTGTTGATGTCAGTGATATGATCTATGGTTTCAACAACCAAGTGCTTGGTGCATATAAATCATGGACATCATCTGCAAGAAATAATGCTTCTGATACTGCTGGTGCTGAGATGATGGCAGCAGGTGTCATCTACATCTCTGCTGCAGGTAATAATAACCAAAGAATTGGTGCTGGATTTACTGATATACACAGAACTGATGGTCTTACTGACGCATACTTTAGTTCAAATGATTCTCGTGCTGAGTTTGGTGGTACAAGAACTCCATGTGGATCTAGAGATTGGATGAACCCATCTGGTATTGGATTCAACTCAACTACTGGATATCATCCAGTAATTAATGTTGGTGCAATGGATGACTTTATTGAATCAGATTTAAAAGAAAGAAAGGCAACATACTCTAACAGTGGTCCTGGTATTGACATCTATGCTCCTGCTGATGAGACACTAGCACCTGGTCTTCATAATGTTACTTCTTATAGAGACTATCCAAGATTTGATAACAGTGGTTTCTTTGACTGTAAATTTAGTGGAACTTCTGCTGCTGCACCTGTAGTTGCTGGTCTTATTGCTCTATATGCTCAAAGAAATCCAACTGCAACACCAACTGAAGCAAAGAATTGGGTAACAGGTTTTACTACCTCTAGTGCTTTATCAGAATCTGGTAGTAAAATTTTAGGAAATGATTTATTCTTTGATCAGCATCCTGACATTGATACTGCTACCTTCTGGTCAGGACAATTCAACCAGAGAACTGCAGATGGTAACGGTAATGTTAATGTTACTTTTATTGATGTCAACTCTGGTATCTCTACAGAACTTGCAGGAATCAACGAACCTTCTGTTCTTGCTCCTGTTAACAATGCAACTGGTGTTAATACTGAAGGATTATTACTACGATCAAGTGAATACACTGCTATCGGTGGAACAACAGTATCAGGTACATTAAAGGCAGTTGAATTCCAACTATCTAAAGATGTAGATTTCAGTTACATTGATTTCCAATCAACTACAAACAATGTTGGATTAGAACAGACAACTACTGGAACTCTAGCTGGATTTACTACTTACTATGCAAGAGTAAGACATGTATCTAACGGTGATGGTACCGCATTCACTCAGTATTATTCTAATTACTCTGCTGGTATAGTATCGTTTGCTACCTTAGGTAATGCACCAGGTGTTCAGACACCATTTATTACTGGACCTGTAAATGCATCTACTGTAGGTCAGAGATTTGGTATTGTAATATCATCAAGTACTTACATTGCTATTGATGGTGAGGCAGTTTCTGGTACACTTAAAGCAGTTGAATTTGAAGTCAGTACAGATATAAGTTTTGCTGATCCCTCTCAAGTTGTTTATACTTCTATTGGTTCTAATCTTACTTCACTAAGTCAGACTATTAATACTGGTTTAGCTGCTGCTACTACATTCTATGTAAGATTAAGACATGTATCTAATGCTGATGGTAGTGAAGGACAATCATTTACTTCACCATTCTCTGTAGTAACATCCTTCCAAACTCCTGATCCATTCCAAGCAAGAGTGGGTCGTCTTGCATCTGTTAAGACTACATTAACTAAGGGTGTCGTTGAACCAACACTACTATTTGAGAGTGAAGATCTTCTTGAGGTTAGTGTTGCTGTTGCAAACCAGAATGACTTTGAATCTACATTCTCCATTGGTATCTCTAGTACACCTGGTTTCAAAACTAGCGACTACATTGCTTATGGTATTCAATTAGACAGAGGTGGTACTAGACTGATTGAGAAGGTTGGTATCAAACCAGGCGATAAGATATTTGTATCATCATTCGATCCTAATATATCTTTCCTAACATTTGCTACTAAGATTTATGATAAGATCAGTGATGTTTCTGCTGCTACACATGGTAGAAAAGAATCATTAACTTTATCATACAAACCACCATTTACAATCAACTCAAACTTACAAATTCTTACTGCAGAAGAAGATAGTTTGATTACGATTCATGCTACAAACCAGAACCCAGATATTACTGCAGCGTTATCTGTTGGTATATCATCTGGAGGAATAGCAGAGTTCCAAGAGTCAGATTATGTTGCTTTCGGTCTTAGACTAGCACCATTACAGGATTTACAATTAGACAACCTTGCTCTTTCTAATGGACAGAGTTTAATTGTTCGTGGTTCTAAACCTAACTTAACCTTTGTTGCTCATTCAATTCCACAGGATCCAGGACCTTCTGGTATAGGATCTAACCTTAATGTGAACACCACTGGTATCATTACTGCTCAAGCATTCTCTGGTGATGGAACAGGATTGACTGGCGTTACTGCTGTTGGATCTGGTGTTAATGTTGAGGATGGTGGTACTATTGTTGGTACTGCTGCTACAATTAACTTTGGAACTAACATTACTGCAACTGTTAATGATGGTGTTGCACTAATAGAGGCATCAGATACTGTAGGTGTTGCTCAAACTGCAAACAGTCTTGCTGATGGAGTTGCTGTTGCACTTGCTGCTAAATCAAATTATGCTGATGTTGCTGGTATTGCTACTCAAGCAACCACTGCAACAAATGCAACCACTGCGGACAATGCAACCAACGCTGCCACTGCTGCTCAATTAGAATCAACTGCTACGATCACAAGTGTTAATAATATAACTGCACCAAAATTCATTGGTGATGGATCAGAATTAACTAACATTGTTGCTGCTGGTAGTGGTGTTATTGTTAACGATAGTGGGTCTTTAGTTGGTACTGCTGGTACAATTAACTTTGATGCTGGTATTGATGTATCACCTATCTCTGCTGGTATTGTTACTGCTACCATTGTTGAAGCACCTCGTGCTGCTCTTGCTGGTATTGCATCTGAAGCAATCGTTGCTGGTATTGCAACCTATGCAACTCTCGCAGGTCTTGCATCACAGGCAACCAATGCTACCTTTGCATCTGCTGCTAGTTTCTCTACCTTAACTGGTGCTGCAGATACATCTAAGAATCTTTACACTGAGCATGAGAATCCATTCAAACCATTACCTGTTACTATCGGTACTAAGACCTCAGAACATAGGTACATTGGTGTTGGATCTGATAAGTGTATTAATGTTCAAGGTTATGAATCACCTTACCTAAGATTTGAGGTAGGTCAGACTTATAGATTTGAGAATGCATCACAGCAAGCTAACTATCCAATCAGGATGTACTATCATCCTTCTGGTGTTACCTCAGTTGGTATAGGTACTACTAACCCAGCTGAAATGACTCAGGGTGTTACATTTACTGGTTCATATACAGAAGTTGCAGTTGATGAGACAACTCCAGAATTATTCTACTATGGAGCAGGTGTTGGTACACAGTATGGTTCTATGGGTAACTCTGTTCAGGTATTCAATCCTGAAATGCAGAGAGTTGCTAAGGTTGGTGAGTTTAAAAATACATCAGGTCTTAAGACTTGTACTTACACTCAAATGTTTGAGGGTCGTGCTACCTCTTGGTACTTGAATACAAACTTAGGTGTTGGTAACAGTGACTATACACCTGGTGATAGATCACACAATGTAAGTTCTATCGAACAACAAGCTACTGGTGTTTACAAAGTTAACTTTGCTGATGCTATGGCAGATACCAACTATGCAGTCATAGGAATTGCTTCTGGTACTAATGCATATCCAGGTGGTATTGTTAATTTAAGAATCAGTGACAGAACAGTTGATCATTTCATAGTTAGAGTGTATAATGGGATACCTGCGTTGGAGGATTTAGGAGAACTTGACATCTGTACATTCGGTGGACAGGACGGAGAACCAACCTACATCTAAAAAAATAATACATGATAAGGTTGATGTTAGAGTATCAACCTTTGAAGTGTATGGGGGAGACCCCAACCTTAATACAGATTTAAAAGAAATTATATTAGAGAAGAGAGATAAAGATCCAAAAATTATAGACTCACATGAAACTGCAGGTCATTCTGTTAAGTGTTGGGTGACTAAGTGGGATACATTGGAGACTGATGATAGGTTTCAACCAGTTGCCGATTATGTATTACATGTGCTAAACTATATAATGGACAATGTTTTCCATACACACGCTGACTTTAAAGTAGTATCTTTATGGGCAGTAGTCATGGAAGAAGGTGAACATGCTGAACCGCATGATCATTTTACATCATCATGGTCTTGTGTTTATTATGTTGATGTTGAAGAGGATGTTGCTCCAATATTCCTTGAGGACAAACAGATAAACATAGAACCAGGATTACTAGTTCTTTTTCCAGGCAATGTAGTCCATCATGTTCCTACCACTACAGGTAGGAGAATCGCAGTCGCTATGAACATTGATAAAGTATGCCCACCAAAGTAGAAATCGCAAAGGTAGATGCTAAACTTCCTGTCTTCGAGACAAGTTGGACGGAGCATCTTGCTGAACATAAACAATCTATCTTAGATCATAAGAAAGAATTTGAGAAAACCACAAAGGATAATAATGTAGGTGCTAATTGGAGATCTAATTGGAACATTCATCAAACTGATCCAAGATTCGCTGAAATTCAAACATTCTTTGAGAAGTTTGTTTTTAATATCAGCACACAGTATTGGCACACCAAAGGTCAATTTGATTGTGTTAATATGTGGGCTATGACATACGGACCTAACGAAGGAACTAAGTATCATAATCACTTCCCATCAACTATGGCAGTCCTTTATTATGTTGATGTTAAAGAGGACTCTGCACCTATTTGTATAGGAGAAACATGTAGACCTGTGGAGAACGGATTAGTCATAGCATTTCCAGCAGCACTAGATCATTTTGTACCTAGTGATCATGTAGGAAGTAGAATTTGTATAGCAGCAAATCTTGATCACATTACACCGTCTGTCAGAGGAGTATGGAAAGCTATATAATAATTTTAGGGGTGGCAATTTAATGTCCTTCATAGTATACTCAATGGACGGTTGTAAGCATTGTGAACTAATTAAAGACTTAATGCTTCTGGCAAAACAAGAACATGTAATTTATACTTTAGATAGAGATTTTACAATAAAAGAATTTGAATCTCAATTCAATACAAAATACTTTCCACAGGTCGTTGATCAAACTCATAACCACAAAGTTATAGGAGGTGCCAAAGAAACTGTGAGATACTTTAAGGAGAACCAACTTGTCTGAGCAAAAAAACCTATCTGAAATTCCGCTAAATAGAGGCGTAGGAATTATGCTTGGGGGAGGCAAAAAACCACCTAAACCAAAATCGTTTCAGTATAATTTCAGTAATATGCTGCGTCTCTTTAAGAGAGAACTCCATTTTAACTTAGAATTATCTCTGGACATAAAAAAAGATATCCCAGAGGAGGTAGAAAAATGTTAGCAATATCTATTGCAGTTGCTGCATTTCTTATAATAGGTTCCCTTTTAGTCGGTTCTATGCTAGGATGGGTGCTAAGAGAATACATGATGTATCATCATGATAGAGAACCTGCTCAACCTACAATGCATCCTGAGATGTTTGATGAGAATGGAAATTATAATTTGAGTGATTTAATATCATTCAGATATGATCCAACCATCACCGAAGAGGATGACCATGAGGGATTAGGCGAAGATTAGTAAACCTTGAAATTATTATGGCTAAATTACCACCAAAACCATTACAATCTGAAATTTTACAAGCAGTACATAGTGCCAAAACAAAGAAGGAAAAGATAAAAATCCTTCAAGATTATAGATCACCAGCATTGGTATCACTATTTGTTTGGAATTTTGACGAAAGTATTGAAAGTGCTGTACCAGATGGAGAAGTTCCTTACACACCTAATGATGCTCCAACTCCAGAAGCACAAAGCAAACTTTCCAGTCAGTATAGAACTCTTTACAATTATGTTAAGGGTGGAAACGATGGACTTAAAAGAACTAGAAGAGAGTCTCTATTCATAGAGTTGTTGGAGTCACTACACCCAGATGAAGCAGAAGTCGTTTGTTTAGTTAAAGATAAAGATCTTAAGAAGAAATACAGGATAACCCATAACACCGTCAAGGAAGCATACCCTGATGTTGAATGGGGAAATCGTGTTAGATGACAAGAATATTAGTTACAGGTCATAAGGGATTCATAGGCAACTATGTCTTCAATCACCTTAGACATGATGCAGGTTACGGATATCTAGTTGATGGCATGGATTTTCCTGATGACATTGGGGATTTCAAGTCAGAAATTAGCATGTTTGATAAACCTTATGATTACATCATACATCTAGCAGCATTTGCTGCTATTAGAGAGAGTGTAGATAATCCAGATAAATTTTGGGAAAATAATGTAGAAAAATCTAAACCTATCTTTGATTATTGTGAGAGATACAATACTAGATTGCTTTATGCTAGTTCGGCACAAGTAGAAGAGTGGTGGCAAAATCCTTATGGTATTACCAAGAAGGTTAACGAACTACAAGCACCACCTAATAGTGTGGGGATGAGATTCCAGACAGTATATGGAGAAGATAGCAGACCTGATATGCTATTCAGAATGCTGCAAGACAATACAGTTAAATATATTACCAATCATAAGAGAGATTGGATTCATGTCAAAGATGTTGCTAGGGCAATTTGTTATCTAATGTCTAGTACATATACTGGACATATTGATGTTGGAACAGGTGAGACTACAACTGTTAAAGAATTAGCAGAAGCATTTGGTTATGTTAATCTACCTGTCAAAGATAGTACACCAGGCGAAAGAGACATCACATGTGCTGACACCACTGCCTTGCGTGAGTTGGGTTGGTTTCCTAGAGAAAAAGTGTTAGAATGTATTCCTGAGGGAAAACCGAACTCTTTTTTCAGATAATCGGGAAAAAAAACTCCGCAAATTTTTTCAGCCACAGGATTTCAAAATGCTTTCAGCAAAACAAAGAATGAAACTTATTGATATTTGCGTTGAAATCGTAAATGGAAGAACAGTTACCTTAGATGATATGATCTGGGCAGAGAAATTAGCAAAATATAATAGTCACGCACACAAAATGTTAAAAGAATCAAGAGAGAATATTAAACCCCTGTAAACCGTATCAAAATATACGAGGTTGCATTATAAATAGTTATGTGTTAGAATTAACATACAGCGTTCATCCAATGATCGAAGTCACACTATTGGCATCTCTCCTTGCTGAACATAACGCTTCCCACTGGGAAATGACCTGTTCAGAATGGAATCAGAATAGGATCGAGATACTTAGCGATAAGAATCTTAGGTCTGATGCTCAAGAGTACCTTATAGATTATTTTCTAACCAAAGTGTCAGGAAATTGTGAACCTTTTATTATTGGACGCAAGTAAGTCGCGGAACGGAGCGTTCATCCTTGTATCACATTCTTCTCAGTCTAATAGCTATCGGTGCTCCACTTGATTGTGAGCACACTGCTGAACTATTAGAAACTGTGAGTAATAATCCTAATAAGTCCGAGAGATTGGAATTAACTAGGGTTATCATTGCACATACTGATCCAGCATGTTTTCCAAAGGACGAAAACGACTGAAGGAACGGATCTTAAAAACATCCAATTACTTTAGGAAAAACCCAATGGCACAAGTCACTTACCGTGGTGTTGTATATGACACCAACAACCGCCCAAATCAAGCAAAAACACAGAAGTTCACTGGAACTTATCGTGGAGTAAAAACTGAAAAGGATCTTGCTACTGCTTAGTCTGGACATCTTACACATTGATCTAAAGAGGGTTTTAGAGACCCTCTTTTTTATAAATTATACTAAAAGCTATGGATCGCCAAGTTTTAAAAGGCATGGTATTAATGCTAAAACAAGTTCTATCAGAACTAGAAGCTGAAGTATACTCTGATAAAGAAGCATATGCTAAAGCTGCTGAAATTAATGCTGATAGATTTGACATGTATGGTTCATCACAGGCAGAAGATGCATATTCTACTGTAGCGTCAGGACCACAACAAGATTATGAACTCTACGATGATGACGATGGATACTCAGATTAGAGAACAAACTCTAAAATTGCTTTTAAAGAATTTTGGTAATACTCACACAAATCGTTCGATTTACGAGTGTGCCGATGATTGGTGTTCCAAACAACCGACAACCAAAGGATTAGTAGCATATTTTAATGCGTACTACGGAAAATATGAAAGACAAAAAAGCAGCGAAAAAATTGATTAAAAGAGCAAAACTCAACCGAAACTGGTATACACCAGAAGAGGTAAACTATGCTAAAATGATAAGGAAGCAACTAGACACAGTTACAGTGAACCCAGAAGAACCTAAATTATGACAAGAGGAATCCGTTTTGTCAGTGAACCTCCAGAAACTCCTTTTGCACCAGTTTGGGATTACAGTATTGCTGTGAAACCAATTATTATTAATACAGAAAATATTGCTAAGATAGTTTTAGAAAAAGAGAAAGAAATAATAGAAAAGTACTCTGGAGACGATGATGGTAATACTGGATTAGGTGCAGATAGTCTAACTGCTAGATTTAAACACTTTAATGTGCTAAAATGGCAGGAAGTTGATATAGC